TACTTTTGTCTGAATGTATTTCTGCTTTTCCGTCTATGTCTACTGTAGCATCACCTAGTATTCTGACATTACATTTACCACCAATATAAACTTCATCATCTTTACAGATGACTGTATAGTTATTGTTTACTACTCTATGTACTTCTGAACCGTCTTGATGAATCTCATGAAAAGTTCCTGATCTATGTGATACTGAGAGTCTTTCAGCACCAACTGAATCGTCCATTTCTATCATGTGTCCTGATTCTGTAAAATGAACTTTATTAAATGGATATAATCCAACTCTTTCGGGTTTTGTTGCACCAGATGTTAATATAGATTTATTTGGTTGATGTAGTTTTACTGTTACAGGCAGATCATCTCTACTACCATAAGTGCCACCACCTCTTGCAAATCTGTTTAGATCAGATTCGTCATAATAATCTTGTAATGGATAATATGGTATTTGTTCTCCTGCATTATACTTTAGTTTATCACTAGCATCTAATTCTGTTATTGTGCTACCCTTACCCTCGTAATCTATTTTAAGTTCTTTTGGTAATTGTGGTGATGTATCTAATGCTAATGTTAATTCGTTTGGTCTTTTTGAATCTGTACCAGAGTTTAATCCGTCAACTGAATTAGTGAATGTTGATTGTGTATCTCTTCTTGGATCATTGAATCCCTTTTCAACTGATCTATTAACTATCTCGCCATTTGCGTTTTCTTTATAACCACTCTGAGAAATACCGATACCCACACCCATAACTACAAAGTCTAAGTGATCTGAATCTCTAAACATACCATAGACTGTGGTACCTTCTACAAGTCCATGACCATGTCCAAATCCAGATAGTCCTGCACTTGTTGTTGGTAAGATTACTTGAGACCAAGGTAAATCAGCAGATGAAATATCTGATTTATTATCTGTATGTAATTGGTGTACACGAACTCTTACACGACCAACTTTTAGTGGATCATTACGATCTTCTACTACACCAAAATAAAAGTTATTCACCTTCTGACCTCTCTTCTGACCTCGGTAAAAGTCTTGCTACTTCTGGTTTTCTAGCACCTTTATATTCTTTTAATAGTTGCTGATTTTCAAACTTATCTGCAAAACTTTCTTTTACACATCTAAGTACAATACTACCCACACTATCTAATGGACTTAATTGATGATGCATCTGAGTTACTAGATATTTACCATCATTTAACATGTTATCAAAACTATCAACACCACCAGAAGGCAATGATAGATTAACTACAACACCAGGAAATATATCTGTTCTTGCTGGTATAGTTACATAGATAACATTTGTGTTTAGCATATGTTTCATTGCTGATCTTTCTAGAATAGAATCATCTAAGTATTCGTTGCCTATAAACTGAGATTGATCTTGTAATTTTGGTGAGTCTGAAAATGCATTTGTTTGATTTACTTTATGTCTGATTTTACCACCAATAATATAATCTTCGTTTAAAGGTAAATCAGATATTGTTTCATTGAAAGTTATAGGTTCATCTACAGTCATTATAGGTTCTGCTTTTCTTGTCTCATCATTTACACCTAATCTAATTTGTGGAAATCCAGATAAATGTTTACTGCCTTTCTCATCGAAGTTCTTTTTTAAATCAAACGTTATTGTTTTTTCTAACTTACGTATAGGATCATATGACTTTAATGTAGATGAAAATGCACCTTCAAAAATACCATCCATAATGTTTGCTCTTTTATCAATATAGTATTTTAATATTGTAGTAGATAATCCTCTATTACTATCTTGATCAATTTTATCTTGGTCTGGGTCTTCTTGTCTAGGCATGTAAGTGAATGTTAAAGGAAACTCTAACTCTTTAAGCATCTTATCAATAGACATAAATTTATATCCACCAACTAGAGTGCCATAAAAGAACATACTGTTTTTGTATACTGCCGATGTGCCTATGTTTGCGTTTTGCATAATGTAATCTATAACTTCTTTTACAGTCCAGTTAGGACAAACAAATTGCATATTACCAGGTGTTGATTCTTCCCAGAAGTCTGTTTGATCAGCACTTGGTAATTGATCAAACTGTGCATCGTTCTGAAGAGTTTGTAATAATATTTCTGAGTATGAACCACGTTTGACTCGACTAACTCTAGTTCTGTTTACAGAAAAGTATTTTGGATCGATGAATCGTAACACATATGAGTAAGTAATCATCTTATGATTTTTGATGTTGTCTATCTTGTAGATTCTAAATGTTTTTTCTACTTGTTCTACACCACCAGAAAATTCAGTTGTTCCTCTTTTAACACGATATCTGATCGTAACAGATTCTTGACCATGTAATTTATATTCATCTAAGATGTTTAGAGAATCTACAACACTGATTCTTCCAGATACAAACTTCTGATCAATACCCTCATAGATATTAATAGAAGAACATATGTTTGCTATGTCTATTGCTTCTTTCTCTGGGTTGACTATTGTGACCGAGTCGACTATTATTTCGCCCGTTAACTCATTGCTCATGATAACATTACTTTTTCGAATCTTCTAACTATTGATTGTACCAATGCTGGTTGTATTATTTTAATTGATCTATTGTTCTCGTTTTTCTCAAACTCATGATCGTAAATTGTAACAGGTGTAAAACCTGCTAGAGATTCGTTTCTAATTATTCCTTCTGAATTTCTATAAAACATTACACCATCTATTCTGTGAATAGCACTTGTTGGTGTAAATGACATTGCTGGTTGACCACCAGATGTTTGTCTTACAGTTGACACTGCCGAATTAGCATCGAACGTTTTTACATCGACTGCTATTCTTTTTCCTATTGGATCGACTTCTATAACGTGGCCTTCATTTGTACCCTGTGTTACTTTTTCACCAAGTAAAAATTTATTTACGCCTGTTGATAACTGTTCTAGTACATCTGTTCTGTTATTTGCTAAGAGATATTGACCTTTATATTTGTCATTCATATATCTCTCAAATGTACCATTGTCCATATGCCAATCGTAATAGTTTGCAAAATCATTTACTAGATAAAAAGTCCAATGAAGATCTGGATTACCATATATCTTAGATGCAACTGTATCGGGTCTTTCGCCATCTTGTATTTCATATTTTGTATATTCTATAATACTATTGACTGCATCTTGTTCTATCTTAGATTTTCTAAAAAAATCTTTGATATAGATGATACGACCATCGTCTAGTTTGTATTGTACTTTAGGAAAGTTTTCGAAAAATTTAGTTGCCATTGTGTTGTCCTTTAATCATCTGGAATTTCTGAATATACCACTCTGCCGCCAGTATCATCAAAATCTTCACCCGTATTACTTGTTGTGTCTAAAATAGAATTCTTTCTTCCTTTTGCTAAAGCGGCCTCTCTTTTTTCTAAATCGCCACCAACAGTCTGGGCGGCAATTGCTCTATAATTTTGTTGAGACATAATTCTAATCTCTCTAATACTTAAAGTTAAATCTGTTTTGATGGGTTGACCATCTTCATAAGTTGAGAACTTTAAACCACCAGTATGATTAACTTCGCAACCAGTTATAACTGCTGGTAAAAACCCATCAACTTTGGAAGCAAGGGGACCATCGAAATAAAGGTCAACGATACTTGGATAATTAAAGTAACCATCTGCGGCAGTAACTTCTACGTTTTTGCCTTGAATTGCACTAGAAATTGTTGAATTAAATGTATCTGGTAACATCGAATCTCTTAAGACATGAATTATTTGATTTACTTGATCTGCTTCTGCGGCCGATCTTGGTAGAAATGAGAAAGTAAAAGAAAATTCTCTAAACGGTATTCCTTGTAGAGTTTGCTCTTCCATTGGATTTGTTGCCTTACCTGCTTTTAAGTTTGTTAGACCACCAGAGAATGAGTTTGCCATTTTTGAAACCATGCCACCAATAAGATTGTCCATGTTATCTGTTACTGCGCCAACTAAATCATTCTCTCTAGATTTAACTGCTTTTGCTATTTGATCAAATGCTCTTGCCATTGGTCCTATAGAAGTTGCAGTATATTCTACTGTCATATTTGATGTAAGATCATCAGGAACATAAAGGGCAATTATCTTATCTTGAGTCATAGCACCTTTATCCACACCAGGAGTTCTGTTTCTTCTACCTCTTATATCGAATACTAAGTAGTTAGCAAGATCATCGTGGAACGGGTATACATACTCTATGGGTGAACCATCTGGTGTTTGTTTTGCTAATCCATTCTTTTCTCTCTTAGCACCCTCTAATTGATTTTGTAAATTGTTTCGTCTTTCTTTGATTCGTTCTAATGCTTCAGTCTTTTGTTCACCTAAAGCATCGATTGCCGTATTGTAGTTAATACTTTGTAATTTACTAGATATTCCTTTTAAAGAATCTATTTTATTTTGTATCTTGTTAAATTTGTTTAGAAGTTTGTCTATGTATGCCATCTATAAATACTCTTAAAAGTGGATTGACTTTTAGTGTTACCACTGATATACTGTTAGTTATTATTAGTTATTTATGTCATACAGCGGCAAGTTTAAACCGAAGAATTACAAAAAGTACAAAGGTGACCCTACCAGGATCATTTATCGTAGTCTTTTAGAACGTAGATTCATGGTTTGGTGTGATAATAATGAGAATGTTTTAGAATGGGGCAGTGAAGAACTGCAAATTCCTTATAAATCACCAGTAGATAAACGTACTCATAGATATTTCCCAGACTTCTACATCAAGTATATCAATAAGAGTGGTCAAATCATTCGTGAGATAATAGAAGTTAAACCTCACAAACAATTATTTCCACCAAAAGAACCTAAGAGAAAGTCTAAAAGATTCTTTTCAGAAGTATCAACATATATAATTAATCAAGCAAAATTTTCAGCGGCGAGAGATTACTGCGAAGATAGAAAACTAAAATTTAGAATATTAACAGAAAAGGAAATCTTACCACGTAAATAATGAAAGCATATATCTTTGATCTCGATGGCGTATTAATAGATTCAGAAAAAATGATGAATCACGCATGGACGATCTGTCAACTAGAACACAATTTAGACCAACCATTTTCAGAATACTTTAAACACATTGGCAAACCATTTAAAGATATTATGAAAGAATTAAATGTAGAGAATGCTTGTCAAGTTAAAAGCACATATGACAAAGCATCGTTAGATTTAATGGACGAGTTCTTAGTATTTTATCCAGAAGTAGAAAATACATTAAAGAAATTAAAGCAAGGTTACAAAATAGCAGTAGTAACATCTAAGACTGCTGAAAGAACAAAAGTGATTCTAGACAAACTAGATGTAGAGTTTGATTATGTTGTAAGTCCTAAATCTGGTCTCAGAGGCAAACCTGCACCTGATCAGATATTATTTTGTCTTGCGATGTTAAACGTTGACCCAAAAGATGCAGTCTACGTAGGAGATATGCAAGTTGATTACGATGCATCACGAAGAGCAGGTACAAGTTTTATACACGCAACTTATGGATATGGTAATGTAGAATGCGAACTCTCAGTCAACCAGATAGATCAACTAAACTAACAGTTGGAATGATACCTGCTAGATGGGAATCATCTAGATTTCCAGGTAAACCCCTAGAACTTATTAACGGCACTCCTATGCTTAGACGAGTATATGATCGTGTAAAGATGTGTAAAGAATTAGATACAGTTGTTATACTTACAGATGACAATCGTATCAGACATTACTGCGCCACAAATGAGATGAGATGTATTGTTATAGAAGACGAATGTAAGACAGGTACAGATCGGTGTGCATCAGCATTACCACTTTGTGATGGCGATCTCTTTGTAAACATACAAGGAGACGAACCTTTGATAAACCCAGATGCAATAGACAAACTTATCAGAAGTCATGATCGTAATGTAGGCATATCTAATGCTTACGTTGAAGTACAAGACGATTACAAACTTCATGATCGTAATGTTGTTAAAGTTGTTAATGATCTGAATCACAATGCAGTATATTATTCAAGATTGCCTATACCATATCTACAAAAAGAAGAAGTTAGATTCAAACAACAACTTGGTTTATATGTTTTTAATAGATCAATGCTAGAATTGTTTTCTACATTAATTGTAGGTGAGAATGAAAAAGCAGAATCAGTAGAGATGTTAAGATACATTGAGAATGGTTATGCAGTTCGAATGGTAGAAGTTGATGATCATGGACTATCAGTTGATACACCTGAAGACTTACAAAGAGTTGAGAAGTTCTTAAATGAGTACAACTGATTTTAATCGCAACTGTCATTTCTTTTTTCAACACAAAGGACATGAAGACGCCTGGCAAAATCTTCAAGATTGTTGGGACTACGTTCTTAATACAAATAATGTATATCCTAAACTATGCACATATGGTGAACTTACAGATTTAGGTTACTTTGGTAATCGTGAATCTGGATATAGTGATTTTCAATTAAACAAATATGTCTATAACTTCTTTGATAATATGGACGTAGAATTAACTGAAGATAAAAAAGGTCATTTAGAAATACAATCACACAATTGGATATTTCATAAAATTAAAGTACAATGGTTAATCAACCAATATCGTACTAAAGGTTTATACAGTCCTATACAAGCAAGATTCAAAAAGTTACCAACAGAGAAACTACACAAACAATCTGGTAATAAAATATTCGTACACCCAGGTATGTCAAGAGTTCATGCATTAAGACACGTTAGAGCATTCGATAGTCCTGTAATTGTTTGGGATCCATATGAGTACATTGAAAAAGAACATATGAGTTTTGATCAATGGTATGGTATGTTTTCTGGATTAGATCGTGGAATATTTGCCGCAAACATGCAAGGTGAATGTATAGAGATGCATGTCAATGAAGATAGAGATGACATGTATAATACAGTCAAAGAAATCAAACTAAATATGTACAAGCATAAAAAACCTATATTAATAGGTGAATGTAATCCAGATCTGGAACACCTTTTTCGAAGAGACAATGCAGAAAAGTGGAGAGATGGCGTAGTAATAGAAACAAACAAAGTCTTAGAGTATGAAGACCTAAGATATTTTTTAGATTTATATCCAGGAGAAAAGGAAGAAGTTGAGCAAAAGAGAATTTCAATACGGGCGATCAGGTAATAAAGAATACATGACTCTTGGTTTCATCGATGAAGATGGAATATTAGATGAAGTAAAAGAACTCTGGGAAGAGACAACTTGTAAACCAAAGATTATAACATATCAAGATGCTATCGATAACGAATGGGTATCTAAAGACTTTGTAAAAAACGTTTCTAGTCCTATCTATAAAATATTCAGTAAAGAATACACTGAGATCGAAGAAGTATTAGTATACAAGATGTGGTTCTTAGCATGGGACATTAAAAAGATTGGACTATGGTCACCACCAAATGCAGTATTAAGAGTTCAAGCAGAAAGACCTATGTTGCATTTTCACCCAGGTGGTAATAGAGTGAGAGCATTATCTCATATTGAAGCATGGGACACTGAGTTTATGATTTGGGATCCTATGAATATATGTGATGCTGTGCAAGAACTTAGTTTCGATGAATGGTTGAGTTACTTTGAATACGATAATGAGAATCGTGATGAGATTAATAGAGTTTGGTTTTCTAGAGTGCGTAAGTTCATTGGTGACCCAGACGAGTTATTCATGTTAGAATGCCATGTAGCACAAGGCGTAAATCTGTTTGAGAAGTATGGCGATAAGATGCGAGAGTTCTTTAACAATACTAAACCTAAACTAATTAACTATCATGATGAAGAGTTATCAGAATATGTACACTTTGATGGCGATGACCATGGTGTTGAAATCTATGTCAAAGACGAACAGACATTTACAAGAGACGATCTTGATCTCTTAGTTCAAATCAATCCAGATAATTTAACATTTGAAAACGAAAAAGTTATAATAACCGTACTATAATACATAAATAGTATTATGGCAATTCAAAGATCATATACCGATACTGCATATTCCTTTGCTGATAGAAAAGTAGAATCTCAACGTACAATCGGTTTGTTAGAAAAATTAGCAAAAGAACACCCAGATGATCTTCAAAGACGTAGTATCGAAAGTATGAAATGGTACGTTGGTAGAATGCGTAAACTTAAACTTAATACTGATAAGTATTATAAGCAGTCTAAGTTGGACAGAACACGTAGATATCTAGAAGGCAGAATGTATAATTTTTTCTACGATCCAAAAACAGAAGCAAAATTACCATATTATGATAGATTTCCATTGACTATAATAGTAGCAATGAGACCCGACAGAATGTTAGGTATAAATCTACATTACATACAACCTAGATATAGACTTATATTGTTAGATGCTTTATACAGATATACTAACAATGATAACTATGACGAGGGAACAAAATTTAGAGTTACATATCCACTTGTAAGTGGTGTAGCAAAGTTAAGATGGGCAAGACCAGCACTGAAGTGGTATATCTATTCTCAGATACATGGTAATGCTTTAGAGGTCGAACCACAATATTGGGACATTGCATCTTTTTTACCCACTGCACAATTTATGAAAAAGAATGTAAGAGAAGTTTATAGGGAAACATTAGAGAAAAGCAAATGAGTAGATTACATATAGACAAAATTAAGTACAACATGGACCAAGGTGCTAGGGTAAATAGATTTATAGTTGATATGTATTGTCCAAAACTTGGTATCAACTTTGAGGGTCTAAGATGTATTGAAGCACAGTTACCAGGAAGACAATTAACAACTGAAGAAGCATCTGAATATGGACCATCTAGAAAGATGCCTTATAATTTAGACCACGACGGACAAGAGGTAACATTTACTTTTGTTTGTGATTCTACATTTGCAGATAGATTCTTGATAGAAGCATGGCAAGGTGTAGTTTTTGGTGGTGAAGGTGGTTCAAGTATTTTACCACAATTCAACTACTATTACGATTACGTTGGAGAAATTCACATATCTCAAATGACTCAAAGTGATAAGAAGTCTCTTACATACAAATTACATGAAGCATACCCAGTTGCATTTTTACCTATGCAGTTAAGTTCAGAAAGAGGAGATGAGATATTAAGATTCGAATGTACATTTGCATTTAGAACATGGGAATCTTTTTACAAGAATCCATCAAACAGTTCTGGTCTCAATCGACTTGGAAGAGCACTTGGGGCAACAAACGAATTTCTTGGTATCTTTGGTAATAAAAGTAAAACTTTATCAAAGTTTCAGGACAGACTAAATAAACTTAGTAGTACATTAAGCAGAAGTGGAGGATAATATAAATTATGGGATTACCAGTACAAAAAGTACCTGAGTATTTTTGTGAGTTACCTCTTTCTGGTCTAAAAGTAAAATTTAGACCATTTTTAGTAGGAGAGCAAAAGACTCTTTTACTGATGCAAGAAAGTGAAGAACAAGGACTAATATTCAATGCTGTACAAACACTAATAAAAGAAGTAACATACGGTGAAATATCAGATGTAGGAAAACTTCCAATGGCAGATTTAGAGTATTTGTTTTTACAAATACGAATAAAGTCTATTGGTGAAACAACAAAGTTAAATCTAATATGTCAAGTAGATGAATGTG